ACCTGCCGCCGCACTGGTGCCCAGGCCCGCACCGATGGCACCAGCCCCCGCACTGCCCGCAGACAGGCCCAGACCCGTGCCCCCCAGGCTCAGCCCCAGACCGGTGCCTGCACCAGCGGCGGCAGAGCCCAGGCCCAAGCCAGCGCCAATGCCCGATCCAATAACGCCCGCACCCGTGGCCGCACTCAGGCCCAGGCCGGTGGCAGCGCCGCCGCCCAGGCCCAGCCAGCCGCCCACCGTCCGAATCGCGTTGCTGGCCATGCCCAACAGGTTGGAGCCCGCCGACACGGCCCCAGCAGCACCGCCCGCGCCAGACAACCCCAGCAGATTGCCCACCACGTTCACCACGAACGGCTGCGCAAACGCCTTGTACAGCTGGTCTGCCACGGTGGTTTTAAAGGTGGTGGCCAGCGACTTGGTGAAGCTCTTCCAACCATCCTTTCCATGGTTCACCATGTCGGCAAAGCCCTTGCGGAAGATGTCGTCGTACTGCTGTACGGACTGCTTCCACTCAGCCATATTCACCCGCGCCGCAGCTCCAGCCTGGGCACGCGCCGCCGCAGCACTGGCCTGCGCCTTCAGCTTCGCCGCACCTTCGGCGTCAGCCGGGTTCTTGGCGTCGATATCAGCCAGCCGCTGCTTGAGGTCGATGGCAACGCGGTACTGCTCCATCGCAATATCGCGGTCACGCTGCGACAGGCTCGACAGACTCAGCTCGTACTGCGTGGCTGCGTTGGCCTCGTCGATGCCCTTGGCATAGTCGCTGACCATCTTGGCCGCTTCGTTGAAGCCGCTCACCTTGGCAAGGTCGCGCACCGCCTGGGCCTGCGCCCGCAAGGCATCGCCCATGCGGCCCGACAGATCAATGCCGTCTTGCGTGCGCGCCTGGGCTTCCAGCTGCTTGGCGGTCTCTTCCACCCGCGCCTGGCGCAGCGCGCCCAGGGCCGCGCCTGTCTGGCCGATCTCCAGCGTTTCCAGCTGGGCCACCCGCACGCTCTCTTGCCCTTGGCGTGCCGCTGCCTGCGCAGCCTCAATGCGCGCCTCCATGGCGACAAGCTGCTGCGCATCGCTCTCGCGCTGATCGCGGTCGGCCTTGTTTTGCAAGTTGGTGCGCTTTTGCGCAAGCTCGGCCAGCTCACCGACGATGTTGGCATGTTCCTTGGCCGAATCCTTCTTGCCCTTGAGCAGCTCCAGCTCGGCCTGCAGCGCGCCGCGCTGTGCGTCCATGTCCTGCAGCTGCAGCGCCGTGCGGCGCTCCTGGGCCTCGGACTCGCTCAGCAGGTCTTGCCTGCGCAGGCTGTCGATCTCGTCCAGGCCGTCAGCCGTCTGGGCCGCCAGCAGCTTGTAGCCCTGCTTGGCGGCCGCGATCTGGGCATCAATGCCATGGCTCAGGGCCGATGCCGTGCCCGCCCCCATTTCCTTGATCTTCTTGTCGCGCTCGGCCGCCCAGGCCTTCTCGGACTCGTCGAACTTCTTCTGCGCGTCTACTAGCGCGGCCGCCTCTGGCTTCGTCGCCTTGAAGGCTTCAAGCGCCATGCGCGAGGCCTCCACCTTCTGCGTGTATTCCTGCTGGGCAGCGCTGGCCGTCTTGGCTCCCTCCAGCGTCTTTTCGAAGGCTTGGAGGGCACCCGTTGATGTGAGCGTGAGCTGCTGGGTTCCACGGTCCAGGGTCGACTGCTCCTGGTCTGCACTTCTGATCTTTCCAACCAACTCACCATACTGGGCGAGCAGCGTTTGAAGTACTCCGGCGCGGGCCGCTTCGGGCAAAGGTGCGCCACCATCTACACCCTTCCCACTCTGAAGGTTGTTGATCTGTACCTGCAGACGAGCAGCCCGCTCCGCATCTTCACCCGCCTTCTTGGCGATGTCGCCCAGGCCTGCAGCAACCAGTGCATTGCGCGCCTGCAGCTTGGCGATCTGCTTGTCCAAGTCCGCAACGATCTCGGGGGTGCTGCGCTCCACGGCGCCTTGCACCTTGCGTTCGGCCTCATTGCCCGAGTTGCCCCAGATCGCCCAAGCCGTTGCACCCAGCGTCAAAGCCGTAGTGACAATGCCAATGGGGCCGCCCAGGAAGCCCACCGCACCGCTGAGAGCCCGCCCCGCAATGGACGCAGCTCCCTGCGCTGCTGCAAGGCCACTGGCCGCTGCCGTAGCTGCATTGGTGGCTGCAGTTTGCGCCGCCGTCGATGTGGCGATGGCAGCGTTCACGCCAGCCTGCTGCTTGCCCAACGTTGCAAGCTCCGTCATCAGCAAAGCGTGGCGCGCTTGCGCGGCGGTCAGGGCCACGGTGCCCTCCCGCAGCATGGCCAGGGCCATGCTTTGTGCGCCAGCAGCACGGGCCGCAGCAATCTGGGCCTCAGCCTGCGCCATGGTGGCGCGCGTCGCATCCAGCTTGGCAACCACCTCGGCGCGAGCAACCACAATGGCCTCGCGCGTCGTCGTCAGCGTCACAACCTGCGCGGCGTGCGCTGCGGCATCGGCCCTGGCCGCAGCCACCTTGGCCTCCAGTTCGGCCAGGTAGGCCGCAACCTTTTGGCGTGACGTTGCCACCACCTCCACGTTTCCTGCCGCCTCTGCAGCGGCCTGCACGGCCGCCAGCCGCGACGCCTGGGCCAGCTCAGCCTTGGCTGCAACGGCAGCAGCCGTATCGGCCACCATGCCGCCCAGTTTGATGCTGGCCCAGACAGCGCCCAGCGCCAGCGCGGCGTCGCGGTTCTCCCACATCACGCCTACCCATTGCTGGCCGACCGCCATGGCCTGCGCCGCCGTGGTGGCGTACTCCTTGATGCTGTCCACCAGTTCGGTGTTCAGGGTAACTTGGCCGCCCTCGCCAATGGTCACAAACAGGCTGCTGACGTGCCCCAGCGCCGCCTTGGATGCGGAGATCAGTGGCTCCAGTCCCTCGGCCGCCACCCGCGTGGCGCCTTCCTTGACCTGGTCCAACTTGCCCTTGAGCGTGTCACCAAACGCCTCGCTGGACGCTTCGAACCCCTTCAGGCGCCCCATCAAGAAGTTGAAGAGACCTTCGCTGGATGCGCGGGCTTTCTGAATATCGGAGTCCTTGAGCCCTAGCGCCGTCGCCAGCGTCGAGCTGGCGGGCGTGATACCCCCGGCCACCAGGTCGCGCAGCTCCTGCACCACCTGGGTGGACTCCAGGCCCATGCTTTTGACGGCATTGGTGCCCACCACCGTGAGCTGGCGGATCTCCTCCAGCGTCATCTTGGCCGACAGGCCCGGCGCCAGCAGCGCCTGGAACACCGTGGTCAGCTCCTGGCTGGTGGCAGCCGTGCGCAGCGCGTCGTCGTTGAGCTTGCGGATGTACTCGCTGCTCAGGCGCAGCGCCTGGTTGTAGTCGGTCTGTAGGCCATTGATGGCCGTCATCGACCCCAGGATGCCCGCCATGCCGACCTGGCTGACTTCCAGGTTCTTGGAGTAGTCAAACGCATTGCGCGGCAGCGCCGTGATGGCGCTGGTGATGCCCTGGATGGCGCTGCTCACCACATGCAGCCCAGCCGCCCCAGCCACGATGTCGCGCACCGACATCTGCACATTGGCCAGGCTGCGCGTGGTGCGCGCCGCTGCCTGCTCGGCCCTGGCGCCCAGGTTGTCAAACTCGCGGGCGGCCTTGGGCACCTCAGTCGTCACCGACTGGGCGTCCACCACCATCTTGATGCCGATCTGGCGTACCGCGCTCATTTGATTTAAAGTCCCGTCATGTCCAAGTTGCTATCGCTCTGGCTCGTTGGCCTCGTCCTGCTCGCACCGCACCCCTCGGTGCTGCTGTGGATGTGGGTGGCTGCGCCTGCCCTGGTGGTGCCCCTTTGGCTGCTGCACTGCGTCACTTCTCGCAACTGATACGCCTGATCGCGTAGCTAAAAAGGCCGGGCAACCGGCCTTTTTTCATCAGTCGCTGCGGTTGCGAATCACCAGGGTTTCCTGCTCCAGCACCTGCAGCTGCGCAAACACCTCGCTGCGCTGTTCTTGCGGCACCTCGTAGCGGTTCATCACCACCTCCACTGCGCCGTAGTCCAGTCCATCCCAGATCAGCATCTGCCTGCCCATCCCCACCGTCACCACCGACTTTCGCCACTGGGTACGGCAACCCAGGTACACCTCCCAAACCATCCAGTGCTCGGGCCACAGGTCGTAGTCAGTGGGGCGGTCCAGCTGCTGGGCGGGAGGTATGAGCTTGTCGGGGTCAATCCCCAAGTTCGCGCACTCCGCCCGCAGCCCATCGTCTACGACGCAGCGGTCGGCGCCATCTACGCCGAGGTAGTGCTGGACGGCGCCTTGGAGTTTTTTACCCGTGCGTCCCGCTGGTTGATGAAGGCATGGTCGTACCAGCTCACCACCATGGCCTGCTCCAGCCCGGCATAGACCGCGTCCGTGGCCTTGCGCTCTGCGTGGCTGTAGGGCACGGGCTGGCCCGCCTCATCCAGCATTCCGCCCCAGCCTTCCACCAGTTCGTCCAGCAGCTGGCCATCCGTCAGTGGCGGCACGTTCAAAGGGGGTTGCTCCACGCCGTCCAGCGCGGGCTGCGGCAACACTTCGCCCAGGGTGTAACGCGCATGCAGCTTGTCGCGCTCGTCCGTGGTCAGGCGCTTGAAATGCACGTCGAACTTGTGCGGCACAAGCGTGCCGCTGTCGCCCGCCAGGTAGAGCGTTGCGGGGGACACGATGATGGGCTTGAGCCCGGAAATCTTGACAGCCATGGTCTTCTCTCTTCTCTCTTGAGTGGGTTAATGGGGGCGGGGGTGGTCAGATCTCGATGGACCACTCGTCATTGCCCGCATCCGAAGGGATGAAGGCCAGCGGGATGGTGATCATCTGCACCCCGTCGCTGTCGCTGTAGGTGGGCTTGCCGATCTGCGCGCGAACGCTCTTGAAAGACACCGTATTGGTCGCCGCCTGGCCGTGCTTGAGGGTCAGGGGCACAATGGCGCTCGCGCGCGCCATGGCGATCCAGTTCTTGGTGGCCACGCTGGTGTTTTCAAACGTCACGCTGCCGGTGGACTTGCGGTCGGTGATCTCCACCGTGTCCACATTCATCAGGTCGCGCTTGACCACCTGGTTGCCACACTTCCAGCTGAAGGCGCTGCAGGCTGCGCCATAGCCGTCGAGCAACAGCGTGGTGTTGGCCTTGTTCACGCCCAGCGGCGCCATGAAGGCCGTGTAGTCCACCGCTGGCAGGGCTGCGTCAACGGCAGGCACAAAGCTGCCGGTAAAGGTGAACTTCCACTTGGGGATGCCCTTGGCATCCGTGGAAAACTCAACCTCGCCACGCGCACCATGCATGGCATGCTTGACGCCATCCACGTTGCCAATGATCGTGACCGACTCGATACCGTCGGTCACCGGCGCAAAGACGGTTTTGACACCCACATCGTTGGTGGCGCTGATGGCGCAGGCCCGCAGCAAGTCCGTGCAGCCAGGCAAGTCACCCGCAGTGGCCACGCCCGCAAACTCCACCGAAAAGGCGATGGTCTGGTACTCGGTCACCAGCGTGCTGCCGCTGGAGCCAAAGAAGGGGCGGATGTTGTTGCGCTCCACCACATCGCCTTCGATGGGCGTCAGCGTCACGTCGCTCACCAGCATGGCGTTGGCGGCCAGCGGCACAACGGCGGTGCCCACCACGGTTTCAACCAAGGCCAGGATGGCCATCTTGCGCAAGAGTTTTGCTGCCATTTTTTAAAGTTCCTTTCAGTACGCGATTCAGGTCAGGTCAGGTCATTCCTTGCCCAGGGCCTTCTGGGCCTCGGGGTCGTCGGGGTGCAGCGTGCGGTGCACGGCTACGGGTTTGTCGCCGCCCTCTTGCCGGTACAGGCCGCCACGCTTGGGGTTGTGGACTGGGGGAGCGGGCGCGGCGGCCGTGGCCTGCTCGGACGGCGTGGCAGAAACCACGGCGGCAGCGTCTCCAGATCCAGCAGCAGTTGCTGTGGTGGTGGCCGTGGCCGCGTGCTCGGCTTGCCCCGTTTTTTTTTGGGCTTGCGCCGCTTGCGTGTCTGTATCGGCGGCATGGGGTGCCTTCGGTTTGGTGGTGGTCACAGGTAGCTCCAGGTCTTGAGTTGCAAAACAACGCTGTTGCAAAGCGCACCAGCGAACATCACGGCGCCCGCATCGGTCACTTGCACGCCGTCCGTTTCTTCTTCCTCTGCGGCTGGCACACGCCGCCCAGGGTGGGGTCTGCCCGCACCACGGCGCGGAACTGCTCCACCAGGTCATCCAGCACCAGCTCAGACGCCTCGGCGTCGTTGAAGGCCAGGTAGCCCCGCAACGTCCAGGTGTGCTCGTTCAGGGTGCGGGCGATGTTGGGGCTGTGCTCCCGGGTGGCCGTGCGGCGCAGCGTCCAGCCGCGCAGGTGCTTCTGGCCCCCTGCAGGCTCATAGAGGAACAGCGCCGCGAACACGGCGTTGTCCTTGGCGTATCGTTCGCGGTCATGCACCATGCCGATGTCGGGCACAGATGCCAGGGCGGCCACGATGGCGGCGCGGTGGGCCTGCAGGCTGCTCATGCGGCGCCTCCGGCCTGGCCTGCCAGGTTGGCGGCCACGCGGCCTGCAGCGTTTTCAAACATGCGCAGCACCTGGCCCTCGGTCGCAGCTGCGGCTTTCTCAAACACGCGGCGCGGCTTGGTGCCCTTGCGGGCGATCTTGCGAGCCACCAAAAAGGCCACGCTGCGCGCCCGCTTGGGCTCCACGCCCAGCACGGCCTTCACCCAGGGCACCAGGGCCTCCACAGGGGGCATGTGTGGCTTGGTGCCCAGCTCCAGAAACGTGGCCGAAGGCTGCGAGCTGCCCACAGTGCCCAACACGCCCAGGGGTGTGGCAAAGGCGTCGCTCGAAACACTGGCGGCCGTCATCCCCGTTACGCGGGGCAGACCGTCCTTAACTTCGCGCTCAACCAGCAGCGTGCCCTCGGTCATGGCGCCCAGCAGCTCGCGGCGTGTCATATCAGGCGCCACGGCAAAACCGCGCCGCAGGGCATCCAGCCCGGCCAGGGTCATGTGCATCCGGGTCACAGCGCACCCCGCGTCAAAAGGCCGCGCTTGCGGCCAGGCCAGGAGCCCACAGAGGCCGCAGGCGTCACGCCGCTGCCACCGCCGCCACTGCCGCTGGAGCCATTGCCCGCCGCCTTGGCGTAGGGGTCCACCTGGCCGGTACCAATGTAGTAGGCCGAGCGGTATTCCTTCGCCCGTGCCGCATAGGCCCGGGCGCGGGTTTCGGTCTGTGCCACATCGGCACCGATGGCGGTCTCACGCTCTCCGCTGAAACGGGTGGCAAGCTGCTGGCACAGCACATAGGCCGCGTACTGGGCCACCGCCTGGCGGTGGGCCAGGGGGATGGTGTCGGCCGCATCAACGCCGCCTTGCAGAAGGTGAGGCGCGCCATACGTCACGCGCACCACGCTGCCCGCGTCAAACGAGTCCACGGCAGCCAGGCTCTGACCAGAGGGTGTCTGGTACACCGCCAGCTCGACCAACGACGGTGGCTTGTGCCCGATGGGATGCTCCGCCTGGCGCACATAGGCGCCCACGGTCCACCCCGTGGGCAGCGGGCCGTCAAAGCCATCAACCAGCCAGGTCACATCCTCCACCAGCTCGCGCTCGCAGTCAGCGCTGTAGCGCACGCGGGCCTGCTCAATCGCACGGTCGCGCACGTCGGGGGTGATCACGCTGGCCTGGTCGGCCACCATGTCGTCCACGAGCTGCTGAAAATCGGCCAAGGCCATGTGGGTCGAAGTCCTGTTTAAAAGAGAGGGGGGATGGGTCGGCTGGGTTGCCCAAGGCTCCAGGTCGGTATCCGGGGGCCTTGGACAACCCACCCCTTGCGGGGCGGGCCGGGTGCTTTGGCAGGGCACCAGCCTGTTGCGCACAAGGCGCCTCACTGCTTGGGGCAAGTCGCCCGTCGAGGTTTCGTCAAGCCACCACGGCCTTGGTAGTGCCCTTCTCGCCGTCCACCAGCACAGTGCCGCCGTAGACGTGGCGAATCTTGTAGGTCAGCTTGTCGTTGCTGAACATGGAGCCCCCGTTGGGCGCGTCCTGCACGAACAGCTCGGGGTCTTCACGGCCTTCCAGGAAGCCGATCTCGAGCACCGGCAGCACCGTGGGGTTGGCAACCGTGCACCAGTCGTTGCCATCCGTCCAATACGCCACAGGGATCACCTCGGGGTTGATCGTCTGAACAAACGTCTTGTCCAGGTTCTGGTTGCGCACGAATAGGTTGAACGCCGCCTCCTGCAGCTCGAACGGCACCAGCACGGTGGCTGGGTCGGTCGCCAGGCGCTTGGCGCTGCCCGCACGGGTCTGCTTGAGCATCGCCAGGCGATGCTTGGCAAACTCGGCGGCATCGAGCGCGGCGGCGAACAGGTTGTTGTGATCGACGTGGTACAGCGCCTTGGCGTCGTGGATCACGGGGTTCGTGCGGAAGAAGTCGAACACGAATTCATACAGCGTGTTCTTGGCGGCCAGGGCCAGCTCGACGGGGATGCGGCGCAGGGCCTGCACGTCGTCGTTCTTCAGCGCCTCCAGCGTCACGTCCTCCGTGCCACCACGCTTGGTTACTGCGTAGGTGGCCTTGTCATCGCCGGGCGAGCTGAGAGCGGTGTACGGCGCACCCTGTGCCACGGCGGGCAGGTTGCCGTAGCCGCCGATGCGGATGCGCTCCACCGTGCGGAAGTCGTTCACCGGCCCCCAGGTAGCCACTTTCTTCCAGGCGTCCAAATTGGTCAGGCCCGTATAGATGGCCTGCATGCGGCGCGTGATGCTGTCGCCCAGTGCATCGCCCCAGGTGGCGCTGGTGACCGATTCACGCATCACCCCCAGGCTCTCGGCCATGCGGCCCATGTCGCAGTCCCGCACCAAGCCCGACACGCGGCGGTCACCCGTGATCTCGATATAGCACTCGCGCAGCGACTGCACGTTGCGGTGCTCCTTGTGAGCAGGGTCAAAGAAGGCGTCGAGCATGTCGCGGATGGCGACACTGCGGTCTTGCACTTGAACGGCGCCATTGCCGAACATCGGCACCCGCACAGCGCCGCTTTCGGAGATGCGTGCTACGTAGTCGCCCTCGGCCTTGATCAAGTCGCCCACGGCGGCTTCAGTCAGGCGGTCGGCAGCAGCGGTGGCCACCTGGCCCTGCAGCCGGTCCTTGGAGGCCTGTGGCAGCTTGGCCGCGTTGATGCGGTCGCGGGCTGCGCCACGCAGGGTGAACACTTCCAGGTCGGCCCGCGTGAGAGGCGTGTTGTCGCCATGGGCCTCAGCCAAGCGCTGTGTACCGGGTGCCGTGGGCACCAACGAGCCGCACACGGCTTCGTGCAGGTTGAACAGTTCGTCGTCGCCGATGGTCTCGGCATTGATGGTGGCGTGCTTGGCGGGGTCTTTGGCCTTGATGGCCTCCAGCATGCGTTGCTTCCAGAGAGGCATTGCGTTTCCTTCGGGGTTGTTGAGAGGTTGGTCGGCGGCGGCTTCGGTGAGACGATCCAGGCCGCCGCCAGCGCCCGGTTCGACAATCAGGTCAACGGAGTGCACCTTGATGAACTTCACGGCCTCGCGCAGGGTTTCGGCCCCGGCCTTGCGTTGCTTGGTGCGCGCATCGGCGTCGATGGACAGGCCCAGCAGGCTCTGCATGCCGCGCTTGACGGCCTCGGTCATTTTGGTGACCGCCGCTTCAGTCGGGTCCAGCGCTTTAAAGGTGCCCACCAGGGCGCCGGTATCGGGAGCCTTGCCCTCAACGAAGCGCACGCTGTAGATGCCGCCGATCAGGTTGCGCACGTCCTTGCCTTTGCCCGCGACGTGCTCGGCATCGCTCTTGGCGAACACGCGCACGCCTTCGAACATGGATGCAGCCTCGCGCAGCGTGGCGTCGGGGTAGTAGTTGCGGTTGCCGCTACGCCCAGCACGGATGAGGGTGACCTCAATGGAGCCGTCTGCGGCTTCGCGAAATGCCGCGTCGGCCAGCGCTTCACGCACAGAGACAACTGCGGCAGCGGCAGCGGGTGCTGCGGCTGGGGCCGCTGCGGGGGCGGTGGGAACGTACTGCTCGACCACCTCGATAGGCGAACCGAGCACGACCTGGTCAGAGCCAGCGATGTGCTTGAACGAGTAGCTGTACTGAAAGTGCTTGCCGTCCAGCTCAATCACGGCCCGGTCGCTGTAGATGGCCGAAAGGCTGCAGTACCGGCGTTGCTCGGGCAGGCGACCGCTGTTGATCTGCTCGGAGATCGCCGCGCGCACCACGTCAATGAGCTGGCGGAAGTCGCGCTCCGGTGCTGCAGCAGCCTCGCGCAGGGCAGCATCCACCGCCGCGCCCGTGCGCAGGCCGCCGCAGGCCGCCAGCGCTGCAATGAGTTGAGCCCAGTTCATGGGGCGCCTACTCGTCCGCGTCGGTCAGCTTCTGGCCGTCCGTGGTCACCACGACCACGTGCGTTCCGTAGTCACGGAACGACAGCACCTCGGAGGCTTCCACGGCCACCTTCTTGGCACGCGGCACCTTGGCACCGTCTTTGCCCTCCACCAGCTCGGTGACGGTGCGCTTCACGCGCTTGGCGGCCTCGGCCGCTGTCATCTTCTTGGTTTCAGCGGCGGGGCCTTTGGCGTCGGGGTCGGACATTGATCACTCCATCAGATGGGCCGCAATAGCGCGGCGGTTTCGATGGAGTGACTGTGCCGGGAGGGGCACAGAAAACTAAGGCCAGCATGTGCTGGCCTGAGACTGGTGAAAGTGGGGCGAAGAACTACTTGGTGCTCCGGCTTCGCCTGCGGTCCATCTGCAGCCACTGCGAGGTGGTGTTCGAGCCCGGTGACCAGGTCGACCACCTGATGCCCGACGGCACCTGTGCGCCCCACCCGGACGGCGCGCTCTGGTGCGCCAGCAGCGTGGCGGCCGAGGCGCTGCCCGCACATTCGCCGCGCCGTGCGGGCAAGACCGGTGGGGTGCGGTTCAAGCGCATCGCGCTCAACCCTGACCACTGGGATGTGCGCCGCGTGTCCTGCAGCCCGGCCCAGGCCGCGCAGTGGTTCCGCGCCCATGAAGGCGAGCTGTACGACTGGCAGCTGATCCTGGGCTTTGTGTCCTGGGTGATCCCGCAGAAGGCCCTGCGCTGGGCCTGCAGCGAGGCCAGTGCGGCCGCGCTGGGCGCGCCGGAGGGGGGGGCGTGGCGGCTTGATCCGGCCAGCCTTGAAGTGGCCGCTGGCGCCTGGATGTAAGAGACCAGGTCAAGCCGAGCCAATAAAAGACAGGGCGAATGCTTGGGGTGCGGGAACACCCCTTGCAAACGCCTCCGCCGTGAGCAAGCACGGCATCGACCAAAGACCCTGCCACCTGTACAGGCCGGGCGATCATAGGTGATGCCGATATGCACGAAGTGAGATGCGGTCGCTGCCAGAAGCTGCTGGCCCGCGCCGATGGAGTTGTAGAGATCAAGTGCCCGCGCTGTGCGTGCATGAACCACTGGAGAGCCAGCCCCACTGATCGCAGTGGGCAGAGCCCCAAGCCAGAGCGCCGCGAGCGTCCCAAAGCGAGAAGCAATGACGACGCATGCAACGAAAAGCCCTTTGGCCTGGCTGGGCGGCAAGAGCCGCTTGGCCGACCGGATCATCGAGAAGATGCCGGTTCACCAGACCTACTGCGAGGTGTTCGCAGGCGCGGCCTGGGTGCTCTTTAAAAAGCCGGAAAGCAAGGTCGAGATCATCAACGACATCAACTCGGACCTCACCAACCTGTATCGGTGCGTGAAGTTCCACCTGGCCGAGCTGGTCGCCCAGTTCCGCTGGATGTTGGTGTCGCGTGATGAGTTCGATCGCTTTCTGAAAACGCCCGCTGACACCCTCACGGATATCCAGCGCGCGGCCCGGTTCTTCTACCTGGCCAAGTCCAGCTTCGGCGCCCGGATCGTGCGGCCGACCTACGGCATCTCGGCCACCGGCGCACCTCGACTCAACCTGTTGCGGATCGAGGAAGACCTGAGCGAGGCTCATCTGCGGCTTGCCCGGGTGTTCATCGAGTGCAGGCCTTACGACCAGGTCATCCAGCGCTTTGACAAGGCGGGCACGCTGTTCTACCTCGACCCGCCGTACTGGGACTGCGAGAAGGACTATGGCGAGGGGTTGTTCAGCAAGGAGGACTTCGGGCGCCTGGCGGGCCTTCTGGGTGCCGTCAAGGGCAAGTTCATCCTGAGTCTCAACGACACGCCTGGGGTGCGGGAGACCTTTGCGGACTTTCGCATTGAGGCGGTGAAGACTCGCTACAGCATCAGCGGCAGCAGCAAGCAGGAGGCGGCCGAGGTGCTGATCAGCAACTTCAAGCTGGCGTAATGCCAGACAACGGCGGTCTGGCTTGGGTTGCTGGGAGGGTTTTAAAGAGCGGTACTGGGGGTGTTTAAACCACCCACACGGAGGCAAACCATGCAAACCCAGCCCCAGCACATTGATGCCAAACTCGAATCAATCGCCCGCAGACACCTTCTGATCGAGACCTTGGAGACGCAGGGCAGCGATACGCTGGACTTCAAGGACGTGGCGGTCTGGTCGATCAAGGCGGCTTTGCAGGCGGCCTTCGAAGCGGGCCAGCAGGCGTCAGGGAAGGCTGTGGGTGGCAAGCGGTAG